AAGCTCACGCTGAAGGCGATGCAGATGAGGATATTGAAGTATTAAAAATGGCCCCCGGAAAGTTAAATGAAATTATTGCAAGTGGGAAAGAGACACTTGATGGGAAAACCATTACTGCATGGTTCAGAGCATGTCAAATCTTGAATCTAATATGACAAAGTTTCGATCAATATTTTGGCATAGAAGAGATTTAAGAATTGAAGACAATATCGGTCTATTTGAAGCATCTAAAAATTCAAAAAATTTAATTGGTTGATATAATCCAGCATCAATATAAAAAGTTAAATCAATTCTATCATCAAATATTCTTCTATGGACATGTCTCTCTGTTACACCTGTCCTGTCATTATTAATCTCAAATGTTGCTAAATTAGATCCAGGAAGAACTGTTTCTGAACACATTAAATTAATTTTATCCTGCTTACCAACACCTTGCCATTTATCACGAAGCGCATTAGGAATAGGTATATCCACCTCAAAATGAGAAGTGGTTGCTGGTCTTAATAAATTAGCCTTAATGTCAGATACTTTTGCTATTCGTGGCATTTTATAAATACTTTTTGACCTTATATATTATGTATAAGAGATATGGCAGAAAGTATTAAGAGTATATTTAAACCGAAGAAACCTAAGAAATATAAAGGTGATATAACTAACATTATTTGCCGTAGTTCTTGGGAAAGACGATTTTGTAATTATTGTGATCAAAATGAAAATATTACAGAATGGGGAAGTGAAGAGTTTTGGATACCTTATCGTGCTCCTGATGGTAGAGTCCGTAGATATTTCCCAGATTTTATTATCAAAGTTAAAGAGAATACAGGTAAATTAAAAACTTATGTTATAGAGGTAAAACCCCTCAAACAAACCAAAGCACCTATAAAAAGAAAAAGAGTGACTAAATCATATCTCTACGAATGTCAGACATATGCTGTAAATCAAGCAAAATGGAAAGCAGCAGATGAATGGTGTAAAGACCGAAAAATTGAATTTAAGATTATAACTGAAAAAGAACTAGGTATTAAATAATGACATTTGCAAATGCTGCAGAAATGGAGGAAGACAATCGTGTCAGGGAATATTTGAGTGACTTGAATAATAGAACTAATGATCCAGAAGAAATGATGATGGAAATAATGGAAGTACTAAATGATACTGTGACTCCTATTCCTGAAGTAGGAAAATTCTATACCTTTGTCTACAATGCAAAAACACCTAATATTACATATGACCAACATCCTTTGATTGCTTGTACAGATTTGCAGTCATGGGGATTTAAAGGACTTAACTTTCATTGGAGACAATCTCGCAATTATACATGGGAAGAACTAGCAGGACAACTCTATATTGTGCAATATAATGAACTTGATGACCTTCTTACAATACCTTATGGTAAATTCATACTAAATAAGTAAAAAGTTGTAGTTTAAATGGGATTTAATAGGGATCGAAATGGATGGTATGGTAATGATGATAAAACCAACCGATTTACAGATCCAAAAACTGGTGAAGCATATTTTACTCTAGTTAACGAAAAAACTGGAGAGATTGAACTATGGAATGAAGATTTTGGGTTTGCAGATAAAAAAGTAGGTACTCTAAACCCTGAGACGGGTAAAATGGATTATAATGGAAAATGGTTTAGTAATGTAAATGCGGATGATAAAGCATTTGCTAAAAAAATAACAGAAAATGGAGATTTAAAAAAATACGCAAATCAAATTACTGCTGCAACAATTGCTGATGAAGACAATTGTAATGGTGATAAAGAATGTATAAAAGAAGCAAAAATAAAGGCTCAGAAATTAATTGATAAAAATAAAGGAGTAAATCCAGATACTCAATCTAAACTTGCTGCTACTAGTAGTGGACTAGTAAATTCTGCAGCAGGAGAAGCAGTAGATGGAACAAGAAAAGATGGTTTTGGAAGATATGTTTATCCACAATCCTTAAGGCAAGGAGCAGAAAGACAAGACTTTCTTAAGTTTAATATGCTTAAATATGAACCAAGACCTTTTAATAAAGAGGGATTTGGTTTTCAAGATAGATCAGATACAAATAAAAGAATTATAGGAACAGTTATTCTTCCTATTCCAGGTAATATACAAGATGCTCAATCTGTAAAATGGGGTGATAAATCAATGACTCCTATAGATATGGCTAAAGCTAATATTGCTCTTGCTGGAATAACCGAAGGCGGAGAAGGATTTGCCGACGCAGTAGGAAATCAAGCATCCAGCATGGCTAAAGCGTTTGGAACTGATAAAGATGCATTAGCAGCAGTAATAGCAGGATGGGCTGCAGGTGGTCAAGATATACTTACAAGAACCACAGGTGCGATTGCCAACCCTAATATGGAATTGTTATTTGGTGGTCCTAATCTCAGAAACTTTAGTTTCCAATGGACTTTAGCACCTAGAAATGATAAAGAAGCAAAGGATGTTATTAAAATTCTTAGATTCTTTAAACAAGGAATGTCTCCAATTAGGACAAAATCTAGACTATTCATGAAATCTCCACATACATTCCAATTATCCTATAACAACTCTAAAGGAGAACAACATAAGTACTTAAATAAGTTTAAAGAATGTGCTTTACAATCATTTAGTGTTAATTATGCACCAAATGGCACATATTCAACTTATGAAGATGGAGTAATGACTGCATATCAAATGTCTATGACATACTCTGAACTTAATCCAGTATTTAATGATGATTATGGTGATGATCCTTCAGGCAGTTTACCAGCAGAAGTAGGTTTCTAAAATGTCAAATTATTTCAACCAAATTCCAGATTTTGAATATGTTAGTAGATTACCTGATGCTAAAATATCAGACTATATTACTGTAAAAAATCTTTTTAAAAGAGCATTCTTAAGAGAAGATATTTATCAAAATCTAACTTTCTTTACCAAATATTCTATCAAAGGTAATGATAGACCAGATAATGTTGCTGCAGAAATATATCAAGATTCTAGTTTAGATTGGTTAGTTCTCTTAACAAACAATATTATCAATATACCAAATGAATGGCCTTTATCACAAGATGACTTTAATAGATATCTTTTAGATAAGTATGATAATGATTATAATACCATATATAATGGAATTCATCATTATGAAACTATCGAAGTAGAAGATAGTAATGAAACAATTATAGTTCCTGCAGGATTAGAAGTAAGTCAAGATTTTACAACAACTTACTATGATTACTTTATTGGGGGATTAACCACTGCAAACAATATTACCAGACCAGTCACAAATTATGAATATGAAGAAAATCTAGAAAATAAGAAAAGAGAAATATATATACTAAAATTAGAATATTTAAGTGTGGTAATGGATGATATAGATGATTTAATGACATATAAAAAAGGTTCCACCGAGTATGTCGATGAAACCTTAAAAAGAGCCGAAAATATTAGATTATTCCAATAGAAAAAAGTAATAGGGCAAAAAAATACCAGAGTTTTTTTTCCGCTTTTTTTGGAATAAAAAGTCGAATTTCCCTCAGCTATTCTTCCGCTAACTTCTGGAAGTATGATAGTGCATCATCCTCCTCTGAACTAGCAGATGCTACAGCAGAAGTCACAGTTTCCTCTGCCTTACGTGTCTCAAAGTTAGGTTGGAAAGAACCACGAGAGTTGTCCTCTTCAAACACTTCCTCATCTACACGACGTGCAGGAGGTCTCTGTCCTAGAACATACTTCAGACGTTTCTGAAGGTCATCATAAGACTTGAACTGATCAGCAGCAGTGACAGCAGCAAGTGAATACTGCTTCTTCCACAATGCTTCTAGTGCATCATCGTCATCGAGTAATTGTGATACTGAATCGAACTCTGACTTATCATAGTTCCAGTAACCATCCTTCTTAACGATCTTCAACTTGAAGTTAGCACCTTGCCAGAAGTCAAAAGGATTGATTGGAGTTTCATCCTCAAACTCTGGTTGCATTGCTTCCATTACTTTGTCAAAGATCTTCTTACCAAACTTGTAGAGGAATACTCCACCCTCGTTTTGAGGATTGGTAGGATCTTTTACTACGTAGATGTTTGCATAGTAGGAAAGCTTACGCTTCTGTCTACGAACAACATCCTTATCGGACTCATTACCACTGTTCCAGAGTTCACGATTGTGCTCTGAGACAGGATCTTTACCACCTGTTGTGGTTAAAGAGTTCTCAATATACCAACCACCTGGTCCTTGGAAAGCATGTGAATAAACCTTTGCCCAAGGAATATCTTCACCTTCTGGTGCTGGTAAGAAACGGATAACGGCATAACCATTACCTGTTTTATCAACTTCTGGTTTCCATAGACGGTCATCGCCTGAACCACCAGTGTTGTTCATCTTCTCCACTTCTTTAACTAGTTTAGATGTTAAAGATCCTAGAGAGGATTGTTTTTTTAGGTCTTTGAAAGACATTGATTACCTCTGATTTGTTAGATTTGGCTTGTGTTGTTTTTATTGTAGATGGATTATTCTTATTTGTCAAATTCTTTTTTCATGACATCAACCATCTGATTCATATTATCAAATACTATATTCATGTCAACATTTTTTGGCAACCCAAACATCTCAGTAGAATCAACAATTCCTTGCTTCATCTCCTGTGCTTCTGGATCATCAGACAAACTCAACCTTGTATATAATATTCTTTGTTTGTCGATAAGTTGTTGCAAAAGATCAACATGATATTTCTTATCCTCTGTAGACATAGTAGGAAACTTAAAGGCATTACCATAGACCTCCTGTTGGAGTTCTCCAATATGTGCCAGTTCGGCTCTTACTACTTCGGATTCAAAGAAACTCATTCTTCCTCGTCTTCTGTTGGTGTATCATCAGTTTCAACTTTACTTTCTTCAATCTGTTCTAGAACATCAATTGCTCCAAGAACTTTTTGATAAGTACCACGAAGTGTTTCAAGATTTTCTTCTAATTGAGTCTTCTGCTCTTTTAGATTCTTTAATACTTCTGCATTTTCAAGTGCCATTAATAATAACCTCCTTCAGAATTTTTTTGTAACGGGGTGTATCTATATTTAGGAAGGGAGAATACTTTTTTATTTTACGACTGACGGTTTCCCACACAGGATCATTCAATCGTTTATCAAAATCCTTCCTATATTCAAGTATTCTATCACATATTACCATAGTTTCAAGTGATGTATTACCACCAAGATAACTCTTTAATATTTGTGGATGTCCTTTAGAACAATCAAATACTTCATCAACCTTCTGATCATCAAAGAGTTCATTTGCTTCTTCTTTAAATGTATATGATAATGATTGAACCTTCTTCTTCCAATCTACATATCGTGCCTCACCATTCTTTATCATATCACCAATCCACATTGTACTAGGATCAGTGCTACTAATAAAATTAGAAACAAAAAACTCTTCTACCTCTTTATCATTCTTCTTTCTTGCAAACTTCTCAAACCAGAACCTATCCTTCCTTTTATAAAAGGCTTGAACTGTTGCTCTAGTTTTACCAGCATACTTATGATAATCATACTTATCTTTAGTAAAATGATTCTTTAGAGAGAGATAA